ATTGCTTGTATTGTGTAATGACATCCATCAATAGTTACTAAGTCGCCCTGACTTGCACCTAACGTATTTTCAACTATGTGGTTCTGAGTTAAAGAAGGGTCTACACTTGTTCCGTTTTCACATAATGAAGCCTGTCTAAACTCTGTGCATTCACAACCAATCAGTTTCATTTCGTATTGTGCAGTAATTCCCGGAGGATATACTTCTTTAATACATCTTGTAATTACCTGACTTTCAACTGCCGTGAATCCTAAAATAGTACCATCACACTGCACATATCCAAAATTACCGCCTGTTAAGAAAGTAACCTCATAATTATGACAAACGTTTTGACACGTAATCTCAATAGGGAATACTTGTGTAGGCACTGCAGTAGCAGGACCTGCTACAATTGCATCGGCTCTATAAGAACATCCATTGATTTCAACAATTTGTCCAATAACTATAGCACCTCCTACAGATTCTACAACGTGAGTTGTAACTACTGATGGGTCAGGTGGTACGTTTCCTGCGTCACATATTCTAACTTCTAAAAATTCAGTAGGAACTACATCACACGTACAACTAATTAATCCTACTTCAATACCTACAGGTTGAACCGGAGGAATCTCTGTTGCACAAACTTCTTCAAACCCTCCTGCCTCTATTAGAGGTATCTCTTGTGGGTCTCCATTACAATCAGTGTATGGTACATTAACAATTGGTCCACCTGATGTGTTGTTAAATCTATACGTTTGACACACATCAGTACAGTCTGTAATATCATTTCTAACTGCAGATATGGTGTCAGTTGAATTGTCTTGAACTATGCTTGTTATTTCAAACACACAATCAGGATACCCTGTAAGCTCTACAAAGTCACCAATCGTTTCATTGACAAGTTGTGTAACTACTTCAGTTACTACTTGACCGTCTTGACGACACTGTTGAACTAACATTTGGTCAGGGTCTAATGTACACTGACAATTTGCTAAGTTTAAACTAATTCCTTGTGGGATTGTAGTAAGCTCAGTCATACAGACTTTTGCCGTACCTCCCGGTGGAAGAGCCTCAGAAACATTTGCTCCCTCACAATCTACATAGTCTACAGTTAGGGTTGCTTGTGGGTCAGTGTTTGACATATTGTACTCTTGACATACATCAGTACAATCAGTGATGTCATTTCTAACCGCATTAACTGAAGCGTTTACTGACTCCTGCGTGGTCTGAGATACTTGGAAAATACAATTAGGATAACCTACAAGCTCTACAAAATCACCTATTGATAACCCAAGATTGTCATCTATAACGAATTGTTGAATTGTTCCGTCTTCTCTACATTGTCTCACTAACAATCTATCTACTGATTCACCACACTCACAACAAGCAGCAAATGCCGTGTTAGCATCGTAACAAAGTTCTACTGCAGTTCCATTTCTATAATCGTAAATAATATATAGATATTGGTCGTTAGTATTTGGCATAGTAAACTGTGCTTCATACGTATTAGGTCCACCTGTTATTGGTGTAGCATTATTTGAAGCAGCAAGTAAAGCCGTAATATCTCCGGGTGTATTAGCGTAGAACGTGTTAGTTCTTAAATATCTTAATTTATCAACCAATGGGTCAAACACAAAATCATCAATCGGAAGGATTCTGTTACTTATAATACTAACATCAGCATTGTCAGCCGGAATAAATCCTCCACCTTGAGCTCCAACTATTTGAGTAAACTGTGAAACCAAAGGTGTATTGGTTCATGTGACTAATTCTACTTGTTCACTCTGTAATGGAGAAGTAAATACTCCATCCACCCATCTATATTCATTATGAATAAATTGTCCTCCATCACCATTAACAGAAAGACAAACCTGAATAATAGTTATCTCTTGAGCATCAGGACAGTTTACTGTTACTTCAAGTAATGTGCTACCTGTAGAAGTAACTAAAAGCTCAATGCTTTCTTCTGTTACATTGTTCTTTGGTACAGTTAAAGAACCTGAAACACCTGTAACACCTGTGCTAAATGTTTGTCCATCATAAGTTGCATTCAACACAAAGTCGTCTTGACCTGCTCCAATCACGTTATACTCAATTAACACTTCACCTACAAGCGTCCCTACATCAACGCAGAAATCACTTGATGATTCAAGTGTCACATTTAAAGTTCTTGTAATACCACATTCAATGCATTCTACAATCTGAGGTAATAATTCATTGTTTGAACTTAACACGTATTCATTGTGATACGGGTCCCAACCTCCTAACTTTTGCGTATTAAATGATTCAAGAAACAAATCTCTAAACCATCCACGCATCCCTGCTTCAGAGATAACATTTAATGCTTCATTTTGTCCTGCAGTTCCTCTAAGCTGAATGACTGCTCCTCTTTTTGCATCAGTAAAGAATTTGTTAGGTCCCCACTTAGCATAGCTTTCAGGATGAAAACTTATACCGTATTCTTCTATACGTGCTACTTGTGTCCCTAATACTTCAGGAATAGACGCAACTGTACTTCCTCCTGTAGAGTCTGTAAGCAAGTTTTTACCTGCTAAAACAAAAGATATCTTGTCTTCTTGTAGTGTAAGTATGTCGGTTTCTCTGCCGTCTAACTTCATTACGGGTCCAAACTCTTCTTCTAATGGCTTAAAGTTTAACAACCCTAAGTTGAACTCATTTAATTTATTTACGTTGCTCTCATCGTTAAATACACCACTATACGTTAAATCAGCAAACCTTCGAACTTCTTGATAATCCTGTGCGGATGTACTCGTTACTTGGTTTCCAATAGCTAACTCTTGCTGACCAATACCATCCCTAATCTGATAGCTTTCTACTCCATTACCAAAAGAATAGCAGTTAAAGAATGCAGTATCTATAATAGCAGGTTGTGTAGGAGTTTGATTTTGAATATTCCCTGCGTGTGCACCGTGTGGTAAAGATATACTTGTAATTACTGTAGTAGGTTGTGATGGTGGGGTAGATGGACTTATAACTGCACTATTACACTCTCCCAATACAACCTTGCTACCTCCCGGATTAATTGTTACATTTCGAGAGATACCATAAATATCATCATAATCAAACTGAATTGGACTTACCTCTGCAGCCGATACAAAGAATGAAAATTGACAAGTGTTTGGTTGAGCGATTGGATAACTCACAGGACTTATGTACCATACATCAGGAACGGCATCCTGTGGTTGAGTTTCAAAAGCAATAAAAGAGGAGCTTCTAACAACGTCAATAAGAACCTTTAGTTTTGTTTCTTTATTCTTTCCGTTATATCCCTTTGAACTTCTAACTGAAAAAGTGTCTGCAGCGTTTGGTCCATTGTCTTTAAAGAAACAAGATATTTGACTTGTCTCACAAGATAAAAATCCTGCGTTTATAACAGGGTTGTAGTTTGGACCACTAACTCCTGTTCCGTCAGTTGTGGCTTGTGCCTCTAATGCAGGAGCAATATTGTCTCCGTCAAAAAAGTCTTTAAAGTTTGCATAATCTTGAGATGCAGTAAAGTCTGCATCAACGAACCATTTTTTCTGTGCTACATTACCAAATGGTTTATCTGTATTACCACGTCTAAAGTTGTCAATCAAGATTCTAATTCTACTACCTGCCGGTATAGTGTAGTCAATATACACACCCGGATTAAGAGGGTCAGGGTCTTCAATTTGAACCGGATAATCTATTACAGGACAGTTGTTATCCTTCTTACTTTTTTCTCCAAAAGTAATTACCGGATTATCACCAAGAGTTGTAGAAAAGGTATTAGCTCTAATCTTCATATATGTGCCGGGTGGCACTACAAGTTCATTATCATTTGCATCTACCGGTTTAGGGTCAAGGAAGTCACGTGTTTGTGATTTCTTTTCTAATACTGTAGCAAAAGCACATCTACTAAGTGCTCCATTTGTATCAGTTTTTACTTTTAATAAATCTCCTTCTTCAACTTTTCTTGTGTTCTGACCTTCAATAAGGAAGTAGTCCGCAGAAGTTGTAGGGTCTCTAAAGAAGAAAGAACTATATACATTAAAATAATTTTCTTTGTCTTGTTTGATACAGAACTTATATCTCGTTGCCCAAGCCGGAGCAATTTGTTGAATCGGAATAGTAGCTCTGATTTTATTTTGTTGGTCTGAATCTGCACAAGGAATATTAACTGTATTATTTAAACTAACCAAAGCCGTTGATGCACGGTTAAAGTCGTCCATATAAACAATACCTATCTCATAGTTTCTATCACTATGTAAACTTTTTGGATTACCTGTTTCTTGGAAAGATGCTCCTGCAAAACTTACTTGATAGTATTCAAAAACCTCTTGAGTAATAGCAACTCCTGTTGGGTCGTCAACAAACCTCATTGCCACTAACTGCAATCCTATGTTAGGTGAACCCGGAGAAGAGAAAATTAAAATACCTTGACCTGCTTGGTTTACACCACTTTCAAATTTTTAAAGTCTGTGGTATAATACAGTTTTGTTCATCTGTTAATGTGACTCCATCACAAGCATTTGCTACAGTTTCAATGTTGGCTGCAGTTCCTATTTTCTCTACAAAATCTACACTTGTTGCCAACTCATTTGCTGATGCAAAATCTTGCGGTAAAATGTATTGAAAGTTTATTTCAACCTCCGAAGTAGTATTAGCAGGAAATGGTGCTTGACCCGTAAATTGTGAGTGTTCAAATTTGATTTGTATATCAATAGCAGAACCTGCTTGTAAGTTAAGACTATCAACATCCAATAAATCAACTCGAGAGTTTAATATATTTTGTGGACCTACACTTGAATCAATAGTGTATGACCCTGTGGTTTCTGAGGTTTCTATTTCTGTTAGACCAATGTCTACATTAACTTTTTCTACAGTATATTCTAAAAGCACAGGTTGTCCTGCAGGTGTAACTAAATCATATTGCTCTAAGTAGTTTCCATAAATTAGTCTATTACCCATAAGCGTTTGAGCTTGAGCTAATCTTGGAACATTATCGTATAACCTAAGTATTTCACTGTCAGGTAAAACTGTAAATATTTTACTATCACTAAAAGTGTAGGTATATTCTGTATTGTCTACTAATCCTAAAACAGATTTATCTAATTTTTCAATAACTCTAATTAGACCATTGGTCATATCCTTCCACAACAAATCTATACCTACTACTAAAGAACTTCCTGAATCGTAAGTGATTGTGGCTTGATTGATGAAGTTTAACATCCCTTCATTTAGACCTGTTGCAAAATCATATCTAAATGAGTTTGGAACAAATGCAGGTTCAGTAAATTGAGAAACCGCACTGTATTCTCCGTCAGCAAATCTATATCTATAGCCAAACGAAACAAATCTATCTTCTAAAAAATTATTCTGAGCTGACGTAGCTTGTAGTGTAAGACCCGGAGAATTGATAGGTGGTTTTTTGATTACAAGCAACTGCTCTGCAGTTATTTGGTCAATATTAGCTACAGGGTTTGGGTAATTTCTACCTATGTTTATAAATCTTGGAGGGTTGAGATTGTCCGTAAAAAACAAAAGCTCTGCATCAATAAGATTCGCACCTGTGATTAAATAAGTGTCGTTAAAATTTAAAGTAGTATTTACACCACCTCCATCGTCTATACTTATTACGTGATACGTTAAAACATTTTGTTGTACATCTAAAGAGACAATCAAGTCCAACTTACCTGTGGTGGGACTACCTTGAAATGCAGGGTCGTGAACAAACCAATAAATTGTTTCGTTAGCACCGTCTTCTACTGCACCAATACATTTGGCTTCAGGGGACAAAGATTGCCCAAGAAATTCTAAGGATGTTAATTGGTCATTACCTTTAGTGTTTTCTACTGACCCTATTTCTGAATCTTCAGTAGCACCTAAGCGTACATTCAATGCGTCAACATATTGACCATTAGGAATGAGTCTTTCATCAAGACTCTTGTTCATTACTCCTTTTATAAAATTCCTTTGAATATTTGCCATATTACTTTAGCCATTTATCCCTGCCTCTCAAGTTCATTAAGAGTCTTCCCGGATGTATGTTACTGATTCTAATTTTTGCGTTTCTTAAAAGAGCTGCACTTCTTTTACGTGCTCTTGCAATAACGTATTCTTGCACACCGAGTTTTGAGTTGAGAATAGCATATTCGATATAGGCATATATGTAACTTTCAAATAATTTATTTACCGTAACTTCTGTGTCGTTACCGTTTTCCATTCCATCAGAAACGTATTCTAAAACCACCGATTGGTTTGCCATATCTGAACTGAAATTAATAACTCCTGATTTTTTGTCAATGCTAAATGTTGGATTTGCATTTGCCGTTTCTGTATTCAAACCGAATCGTGCTCCAATCTCATAATCAAAATACCAATATCCATCACAACAATATCCTTCATAGCCGTGAAACGGATTACCTGCATTTAAGTAAATAGACTTTTCGCTGCCTGTAATTCTTTCATAGTCTAATTCAGAAAACTGAGGACTCAATGCATTTCCATCTTGGTCAAACAAAATCCTACAATTATTATCCTGTAAGTATGCACTACTCCAATTAGTTTGAATGTTTTCTGTAAGAGGATATAACAATCCATTTTTATGTACAGATATTCTAACCCAATTCACGTAGTCTGATGGCAATACATATCTTAATGTATTACACACAGTTAGTTGCAATATTTTAATTTCTTTAAACGCATCGTAGTTTAATTCTTGTATACCACGTTTTGCGTGAAACAAAACCTTATATCGCTCTTCATTATTTACAAGGCTGTGATTACCTGCATACATCAACATAAAGTTGTTTACTATGTCATATAAAGACACGTATTGGTATGACCCCCAATTTGCATTTTCGGGTTGGCTTCCACCGTTTTCGTAATACTGATATTGTGATATATAATGCATAGTTTATTATTTTTCGTCTTGGTCTTCTTTTCCTTCTAATCCTTGACCAAATTGTACTGCAGCTACCTCTCTAATAGACATACCTGCGTACTGCAATATCTTCAACACCAAGACAGTTCAAAATCTTGAAAGTCCGGTTGCGATTGGTCAAACGAGGGTTCTCCTCCAATCAAGTTTACGTATGTCCACTTAGGGTCTCTTGGATATCTGATGTATTGACATTGTACTGCTCCTATAGTATTGATACTTGCAGGGAACAATGACAACGTAGGTTCTTGCTGAGTGTAAGCAGGAAACAGAGTTGATGGTGCAGTAAGTAAAGAGTTGTTAAGCATAGTGATTTTACTTTGCGTAACTTTTTCTGCCTCGTTTACTATAGCATCATCATAGATTACGTAGCCTTCAGGAAAGTTCTGAAATATATCAGCAGGATTTCCGTCAGCGTCTATTAATCTTAAAGTATTTATATTAATTATCTCTCCAACAAAAGCACTTGCATTGGTAGTGGTGTTACCCACAATATCTCCAAC